GTCTTTACTACTCTAAAAGTGGCTAGCTGTTTCACTCTATTATACCATTTCTGGTTTTTCATCCAATCATGGATGGGTCCCTTAACCGCTGTAAATTTTACATCTTCTTTCCCATAAGGGATTGAATAATTTATTTTCCCAATACATTTTAAGTGCTTGTATTTGGTTGTTCTCTTATTTGGGTCGAATTGTAATACAGGGTTAATGGTGTGCACAACTAGCGATTTTAGTTTTTTGTAGTCCAGAGACTTTGAACAGTCTCGAGACTAACTGCTTGATTCTTATGATCAGAACCAAATCCATACAAATGCATTCCTATTGCTTCGCTCTTTCCTTGAACTAGAAGTCCTCCACAGTCTCCTCCTACTGTAGTAGACCAGTGATCAAAATAATCACCGTTCTTCTTAATAGTGGGGCTTACTGAAAACTTTTCATTGTTAACATACATAGCAGGTTTAGTATTATCCACCTTTGCAACCTTCCATGATTTACATGCTAGTTTTGGTTCATCGGCAAACATAACGAAGTCAAATCTTTCGATGTCATTTGTTTTCTTTAAATCCTTCATCAAAAATTCTTTTCCTTCAAAATCATGGAAGGCATGAACTCTTGTTAGGTCGTGTCGAGGGCATAGAATCTTAATTTCATTTTGAGGTCCTTTTACCTTAGTGGCTCTCCATACGAGTGATCCATTAGCATCAACGGCTGTTAAAAAGGAACCTTTCCACTGCTCACTACTAATAGTGACAGATTTTGATTGAAATGATTCTTTACTCTTTTCTTTCTTTTCTCTTTCCTCGGATTTCTTAAAGCAGTCAAAACAAGTTGGGAATAATTTTCCTGTAGCTCTATTTTTTACTCGGGCGTTATTTCCACATGAACACATTGTCTTTTCTTTAGGTGCAACATTTACAGCTGGATCAACAACTCGTTGTTTAATTTCATGAAGAACCTTTGGGGGGAACTTCTTCTTTGCAGCTTCTTTAGATTCTCGACGTGTTTTATTATTAGCACGTCTGCCTTTAAGTTGTTGTCTTGTCATCTGAGGTTTCTTATCCTTTGGGTATGCTTCTTCAACTGGTTGATTATTTAACCATTGGCTAAATTTGTCGTCATAGGCTTTTCCTCCTACACGCTCACGGTCTTCAAACCAGTCATCTCGCATATGATCCCAAGGATTCTTTGAGTATCCAAATCGGTCCATAACATCATAGAATTCATCTTGATAAGCATAGTAATCATCGACAAAATCAAGGGCGTCATAATTAGCCCCTAATTTATCCATTATTTGTTCTAGCTGTTGTTCTCGCCAATCTGGGTCATCTTGTCCATTATTGTACCAATCTTCCATTTTTCCAGATAAATAAAAGAATAGAGAGGCAGGGATATTTGTTTTTCCTTTTTTAAGGAATGACATCTTTCCAC